GCGGGGGACATTCCAAATCCGGTCGGCTTCCGAATTCTCATCAAGCCGTATCGGCTTCCCAAGTTCAGCGCGGGCGGTATTGCGCTAGTCGGCGAGTCTAAGCAATACGCTGACATCGCGAAGGTCGCCGGGCAAGTTATTAAAATGGGCAGTGAATGCTATCGAGGCGAACGATTCTCAGCGCCTTGGTGTAAGATCGGCGATTATGTGATTTTCCCGAAGCACGCCGGGCAAACGATTGAAGTCAAGCGAAATGATGGTCAAGACCCCGATCAATATCTGTTGGTCAACGACGACGAAATCCGGGCGGTGGTGAAAGACCCGTCGCAAATCAAAGCGTATTTGTGAGCATAGGAATCCCTATGGAACTTGATGAAGAAACCCGCGACGACATTCTCGAAGACGAGGGGGAATCGTCGGAACTGGAAGAATCGAGCCAGCCGGACTTGGGTTCAGGAGAACTCGAACCCGATCCTGCTCCTCGTCACCAGGATGATGACGAGCAATGGTCGGCTCGCGTCAAAAAGCGGATCGACAAAGAAGTCGGACGCCGAAAGGCGCTCGAAGAGCGATTCGCGGATCGAGAACGCGCATTGCTCGATCAAATCAACACGCTGTCCGCCGAGGTCGGAGCGATAAAAACCCGCAATGCGGCGGCCGATGCCCAGGCCGCCGAGGGCACTTTGCAGGCCAAGCTTCACTCGGCGAAACAGCGGCTCCGTCAAGCCATGGTGGATGGCGATGACGAGGCGGCGGTTACGGCAACCGAGGACATCGCCGATGCCCGCGCCGAGATGCGCGAGATGGAATCGCGTAAGCGCGAGCATCAAGACCAACGGTCCCGTCAGGCGCAAACGGATAACCAGCAGCCGCAAATCCCTGAGACGATGGGAAAATGGCTCAAGGCGAATAGCTGGTATCAATCCGGCCAGAATCCGCGCGCCGCCCGCCTCGCGGCGGAACTCTTTGAAGATATTCGGCAAGATGGATTCGATCCGAATGACGCCGGCACCTACGCGGAGCTTAATAAGCGCATCCGGGCGGCGATCCCCAGGGCGGCTGACACCATCAAGGATATTGAATCTGCCGTCCCAACTCGTCGCCGAGAAAGCGGCCCGCCGACCGGGACCAGCAGCGCTGATGGTCGTGCCGCCCCAGTGAGTGGTGCGCGGCGTACTTTCACGGATCAAGATAAGGCGCGAATGCGCGCATTCGACATCGAAGACACCCCGGAGAACCGAAAAATATGGCTAGCCAATCATCCGTAGCGGCGACTGATGACCGCTTGACGCGAGAGCAGACCAGCCGCGCCGCTGCCGAGATCGAGGCGTGGCCCGAATGGACGCCTGCTCAGAATACCACCGCGCCACCCGCTCGCGATGCCTTCGAGCAAAAATGGGTTCGGTGCCGAGTCGTGAATGCCGACGATGAGCCGAACATCATCCGCAACATGCAGCAGGGGTGGCGACCTCGCCAAGTCGATACCGTTCCGCCCGCCTTCAAGCCTTTCGTGCGACGGTTTGGCGATTTCGGCGAAGTGATCCGCAATCAGGATTGCATCTTGATGGAGCGGCCAAAGGCTATGGGCGATAAGGTCCGCGCGCATGTCGCGGGCCGGAATCAGCGACTACGACAGTCGGTCCAGGAATACATGGGGCAACGGATGCCAAGACAGCACGGCTCCAATGGCGGCACCGTGGAAGAATTCGAAGCACGCGCTACCGTTGGGGCTGGGCGTCCTGCCCGCTTTGGCGGCGATTAATTCAAGCATTTATAGGAGCCAATAGTTATGGCTAATGTCAACGCGCCGCGCGGACTCGTTCCGGTGCGGAAGCTGGGCGGGGGATCGATTACCCAAAACGCCTACTCGATTGCCACGGATTATACGACAGCGATCTATACTGGCGATGTCGTTGAAATGACTGGGACTGGGAAAAACGTCACTAAGTCCGCCTCGGGCAATACTGATAACGTCGGCGTATTCATCGGCTGTTCGTACATCGATGCCAATGGCAAGCCCGTTTGGTCGAAATACTGGCCCGGAGTCTCCGACGGAAAGACAAATATCGTGGCCCAGGTCATCGACGACCCGGATGTCATTTGGGAAGTCCAGGCCGATGGATGCGTGGCCGCTGAAATTGGCGTGGTCGCGGATTGGAATGTGGGCACCGGCAACACCAAATCCGGCCAATCCGGCTTGTATGCCGTGGTATCTGGCACCAGCGCCACGACGGGCGGCAGTCTGAAAATCATGGGGCTGGTCAATCGCCCTGACAATGCGTATGGTAGCTATGCCAAGGTTGAAGCGCTCTTGATTGAGCATGTCAATCGGGCTGTAGTCGCTGGCGTGGGAGGTATCTAGTCATGCCTATGAATCGCTCGCAGTTCCCGAAGGAGCTGGAAAACGATCTGAACTCGGTTTGGTCCGCTCAAGAGCGGGATTATCCGTTGGACTGGCCGAAAATCTTCGATAAGAAGAACAGCACCCGTGCGTTCGAAGAGCAGGTCTTGCGGGTCGGCCTGAACGTCGCGCCGATCAAATCGGAAGGCGCGGCTATTGCCGAAGACGAGGGCGGAGAATTCTGGACCGCCCGCTACACGCACGTTACCGTTGCCTTGATGTTCTCGCTGACGCAAGAGGCGCTGGAAGATAATCAGTACAGCAGCTTGGGCGCGTTTTATACTGGAGAACTGATGCGGGCGCTTCGCGAAGCCGAGGAAATTGCGGCGGCGAATGTGTTCAATGAGGCGACGAGCACCACGATTGGCGACGGCGTTACGCTGTTGTCCACGTCGCATCCTTTGTGGGCCGGCGGTACGTATAGCAATACGCTAAGCGTGGCGGCTGATTTGTCGGAATCCGCGCTGGAAGATACCTGTATCCAGGTCATGAACGCGGTCAATGATCGCGGGCTGCCGATGCCGCTGATGCCGAAGAATATCATTATCGGCAACGCCAATGCGTTCAACGTCCATCGCATTTTGAATTCAGTGCAGCGAGTTGGAACGTCCGATAACGACACGAATGCGATCCGTAGCATGGGGTTGTTCTCCGGCGAGCCAATCAACCTACGCCGTCTGACCGATACCGATGCTTGGTTCGTGAAGACCGATGCGCCGATGGGATTGCAGTTCTTTACCCGCAAGGCATTGGAAAAGGGCGGCCAGGAAGACTTTCGTACTGGCAACTACGAGTACAAGGCGCGCAAGCGGTGGTCGGTTGGTGTGACCAATCCGCGCGCGGTCTTCGGTTCGATGGGTGCCTGATCAGCCCATAGCGTCTCCGTCATTCACTGATGCCCGGCCGGTGGCCGGGCGGAGAACTCCACATGAGCAAGCATAATTTGTCCGGTGCCGATGAAGTCTTTATCGGCGGCGGTTACGATCCAAGCGCTTTTGGCGTCAACGGAGCCAGAGGCGTCCCGGTTGTGCTCCCTACTCGCGCCACTTGGGCGGCTCCCGCTGTTGCCGATGCCGATCTGCTCATCGTCGCCGCCACGTCCACGGAACTGCCGAACAATGCCACGAAGACCTATACGCCGGCCACGAACGGCACCAGTCCCACCGACAATGGGTCAGTACCGGCTGCGGCCACCATCACCACCAGCACTGGCGCATCCGCGACGGTCTGGACGTTAGATGCGCCGCGCAATCTAGCGATCACAACGACTACCGCCGCCGCAGATACCGTCGTCACCATCACCGGCTATGACGAATATAAGGTAAAGGTCGTGGAGTCGATCACTATCGCCACGGCCGCATCCGCTGGCGTGGGCGTCAAGGCGTTCAAGTACGTCGAATCTATCGCTATCTATTCGGCCGGCGACATCACCACCGACACCATCAACATCGGCACCGGCTCAAAGCTAGGTTTGCCCTACAAACTGGCCAAGAAGTCGGACCTGATCCGCGCTTATCATACGGGGGCCATGGACGATTCCGTGACCGTAGTCGCCGCCGTGACCACCACCGCCACTGCCACGACTGGCGATGTGCGTGGTACTATCACCATGAACTCTGCGCTGGATGGCAATGAAATCGTGGCCTACATGGTTGTTTCAGACCGGCAAACTCCAGAAGGGATTCGCGGCGTTGATCAGTACGGTGGCTAATCCGTGGCCATCGCTCTGCTTTCGCTGATCGAGAATATCCGCCTCCGCCTGGACGATCTAGGCGGAGATCGAGGCGAGCCGACTGCCGGATATTACGCGACGTGGCAAGAAGACGATTCCGTGTGTCTCTGGAAGAACACGGAATTGGTTAGTTATCTAAAATCCGCGTTGCTGGATATAGCGGGCCGAATTCCTTGGACAACTGGCGGCAGCTCATCAGACATCGTTGGCGATCCAACGCGATTGTCCGTGACCGCTGGAAATCCAGAAGTTGCCTTGCATGAATCCACGCTGTATGTGGACAAGGTGTTTTTAGCGTCTTCTGGGCTATTCCTGGAAAAGACCGAATCAACGCGCTTAGTGTATCTGTATGGAGAAAACTGGATCACGAATACCGACACCCCAACTCATTACTATGAGCCACAACGCGGGTTGTTGCGGCTATACCCGATCCCGATCATTAATGACGAACTCCAGCTTTCTGTGCGCCGCCGCTGTATTGATGAATTTTCATGGAGCGACGTATCCAGCGAGGAAACCCCGACGGTTACGCTGGACGATATTCCCAATGATCTGGAAGAAGTGTTAATTTTGGCGGTATGCAGCATCGCCTATAAAAAGCACGACTCGGATACGCTGGATATTGAGATGTCCAGAGAGTTTTCGAGAATGGTCGATGAAATGGTAGGGCCGCCCGTATCATGGAAACAAAAGGAAGCGAGACGGATCAACGCAGATATGGATACTGCGATACGCGGCCACTCCTATTTCATAAGTTCCGCCGTTCAAGATCCAGATTGGAATTAGAAGGACGACCCCATGGCCGGATTCTTTCAAACGCCAGAACAGCCCGGATACCGGGCACTGGTGGATTATTTTCAGAACAGCAAGGTAGCCAATCCCGCAGGAAACCCCATTGGCCGCGCCGCCGCAACGGGTCAACCGCGTCTGGGCGGCGGATTGCCAGAGCCAAGCGACTATCTGCCTGAAAATCTTCCAGCGCGAAGCCCGCGACAGAATCCGCTGTCGTTTCTTAACGCCCAGACTGGTAGCTCGTCCGCCCTCCCAGGCGTGTCTGGGCCATCGAGAACGCCCGGACCGGCCCTGCCAAGCCCTGATTACATCGCCGGCAATCCAGGGTACGGACAAGATACCGCCATGATGTCTCGCGGCTATGCGCCGCTTGGGAATGGGGTGTATTCTCAGGGAGGTACGTTGCCACCGGGATCAGCCGGATACCAAGATGCGATGCGGGGCCAACTCGGCGGACAGTTCGCGGGCGGTGGTGAACCGCTTTATCAGCGTGGCTACACGACTTCGGCCGGAACAGCTAGCGGTATATCCAGCGTAGCACCTGGACGAGGTACGCTGAGTGTCATGGATCAAGGCAATGGCGGCACCGTGGAAGGCAACGTCGCGGCTATCAATCGCCAACTCGCGGCGCTCCAAGACCTCCAGCAAGCACAACTTGACGATCCGTATAATGGCCGATTCAGATTCGGTACTGACGGTATCCGCCGTGGCGTCGATCCGCTGGACGTGGCGAGCGGGCGCACCGACGCCTTGGGAACGCTACTCCCTGATGTAAGCCGTGGCGGGCCGCGCAGTCAGTTGAGGCTCGCTGACTTGATGCAGCAAGCGAATATCGCCAGTTTGCAAGACGCTCGCGCTGGCCAGCAGCAGCAATTACAGGGTCAGGCCAACGCCAATTCCGCGCTATCTGACCTATTTCGACAGCAACAACAGGGCCAGCAGTTCGCGGCGAACTACGGACTGAATGCTCTGAAGTTCCAGAATGACGTATTGCGGAATAATCGGCTCGATCAATCGCTCATCGATTCTCGTAATTCGCAAACAGCTAAAGACCAGCGCTTAACGCCTGATCAAATGGTTGCGAACTGGATGGATATTTACACCAACAGCCCGGATCAGCAGCAGCGCCAGAACGCGCTGAATTACCTGACTCAATACTATCAACTGAAGTCTCCACAAGCGGGAGCGCTGTAATGCTTTCGAAAATAGTTTCAGTCCCGGCTGGGGTCAACAAAGACTATTGCGTTTGATGCGGAAGGTGCGGCGCGCACATCAACATGCAATACTGGCAAGCCCACTATTACCATCATTATCGCTGGCGGAGCGACCGCAACCGTTTCAACAAGAACTGCGGCTGGAGGAACAGCGGTCCCGGTGGCGAGCGGAAATCTGACTGGAACTATCACCGCGACTAAATCGGATGTTCTGGACGGGACCACTCATTCTTTCGATGTTACGGCAGCCGTAGCGACAGTAGTAGTGGAAGCGGCTTTCCCTGAGAATCGATGATCGCAGATGAGCATCGTTGCGTGGGATTGGAAGACACTTGACATCTGAGAGATAGGCTATGCCCAACTGGCCAGAAGACCCGCGACGGCGGAATGTGTATGGTGATGTGTATGGCCAGTCCTTGCCCATGCCTGGCCAGTCTCAGCTACAAGGAATTCCGTCGCTAGCGGACTTGGCGACGCTGGTCAACCAGCAGCAGCCGCAACAATCTGGGTTGCCGTCGCCCACCTTCCAGCAGCAACAGCCCTCCTTGAGCCAGATTCAGCCGCCGCTGATGCCGCAGGCGGCGATGAGCGCGGATACCCCAGCGTCAAGTCAGCCGAAACCAGCCGGATTTGGCCGCACCTTGCTCGACCTTGGCGGCGGCATTGTAGAGACCGCGCGCGGATTACCGGCAGTCGTCGCGAGTCAGTTGGAAGGCGTCGTCAATCCAAACTTGGAGCGCGACTGGAAAGATCGGGTCATTGAGGAAAACAGAAAGCGCCAACAGGCCGACATTCAAGCGCTACGCGATTCAGGAGAATACAGTCGCCCCATGGGGCTTGGCATTCCTATGACGCGCGGCGAATGGGCGGAAACAACGCAAAGTTTCCCATATACCGCCGCGACAATGGGACCAGCCATTCTTGGCGGAATCGCGGGGAGCGCCATTGGCGGCGCAATCGGCGGACTCGGCGGCCCAGCCGCTCCGGCGACCGTTCCTGCTGGCGTAACAGCAGGTCGGGCCATTGGTAGTACGCTAGGCGGAATGCTGGGCGCTTACATTCCGGCCGGACGTTCAGCAGCTAATCAGTTCATTCGTGACTCTATTGATCAATATCAGACCGATTTCAAGGAGAAGAATGGCCGAGAACCGTCCGCAGAAGAAACAGGCGCTTACTACAAGGCAACCATAGAACCGAACGCCGTCCGCATCTACCACGGCGAAGCGGCACCAGAAGCCGCTGGAACAGTTGCTGAGCTTGGTCTGATGAAATCAGCCATTGGCGATATTTTGCATGGCGGCGGTTCGCTTCCAGTTCGTGCCGCTAAGGCAGCCGCAAAGACTGCACTCTCTGCCTTCGTTGTTGAGCCTGGAACAGAGACAGCTACCCAACAAATTCAGCAGCCCGCCTATGCCGCGACCGGACTTACCAACGAGAAACCGCGCTCGTTATCATCTGTTGACGACTGGCTGAAATCGGCCGGCGAGGTCTACAAGCAGGCCGCAGCTACATCATTGTTCTTCTCGGCGCTTGGCATTCCTGCTGGTTCGGTTTATGGGCGACACCTTGCCAATCAAGAAGGGAAGGCGCGCGCTTCTGATGCTGAACAGGCTACCGCTGAACTACGCACGAATCTGGAGTTTGCCCGCGAATCCGACATAGCCGAGGCGCTATCTCGATTCGACGAGATTGAGAACGCCGGGCGGTTGCCGAAATCCGCCGCCAGGCGCGTCGATGCCGCTCGCCAGCAATTGCTAGGCGAGTTGAGTTTGCGCGTGTCGCCAGAATCAATCTCCGCGCCCATGAATTCCCAACGCGGTATGGCCGGCTATCTGGGCTTCTCGGAGCGAGTCAATGAACTCGACGACGCGCAACTTGCTGACCTCGCGGGGCGAGCGCTCCCCGAGAACGCCGAACCGACACTGACCGATGCCGCCAAGCGCTATCAAGCCGAAATCGGCCGACGCCAAGCCTTGACCGATTCAGCCGCGCATTTCGAGCAGAACCCCGATGCTGTGGCTGGCGTCGCGAAGACCTTGGACGACATCGCCACCGGCAAGCCGATGAGCAAGGGCGCGCACGGATCGACCGCGTTCAATCTCGCGTCTCTATCTGATGATATGTTGCGACGGTATCAGTTGGCTGGTGAAGTGCTGTTGCGGGATCACAGCGAGGCGCTGGGCAAACAGTCTGCCGCCGTGGAACGCTCGCTTGCACTGTTGAACGAAGAATCGCAACGCCGCGCCGAGGGCCAGACCCGTGACCCGGAAGCGATCCGCGAAGCTGATCTTGCCGAACGAGCGGCGGCGGCGATTGCCAAGGGCAAGAAACCCAACATCAATGGACTGTCGTTCGAGACGCTGGATCGCATGGCCAGCGGCCTGGAAGCGCGCGCATCCCTGGAGCCGCGTCTAGCCGATTCGGCGCGGATGCTTCGAGAGGCCGCGCAACAGGGGCGGCTGCGGGCATTCAATCCGCAAGGCCAGCAGCAGCCGGGCATTCAGTCCGCCATGCGTGGCTGGAATTCCGGCCAGCCTGAAGCCCCTGCTCAACCTATCGACTTCACGCAAGACCGCGCCCGGTTGTCCGAGTTGGCGCAGCAAGCCGACGTGACCAGCCGCCAGCGCGCGATTCTCGATCAGGAAGCGCAGCGCCGAGCGACCCGTGAACAGCAGCGCGTCGCCAGATCCCAAGAAATCGCCGCGCTGAATCAGCAAAATCCACCACTCGCCACGCCGCAGGGCTTGCCGACCGTGACGCCTGCTGCCATCCCGCAGTCGTTAGGTCGGTTGGGCCAAACGCGGCTGGGGAATAGGGTTGATCAACTTCCCGCGCTAATACCTCCGAGAAATCCGGATGTCACCGAAAGTCAGGGCCAAGGCCGTCAAGAAACCTCACCCATGGGCTTGCCCTCCGGACCAACGAGAGCGAGTCAAGGCCAAGCGCGAGGAACGCCGGAGCAGGCCGCGAGCGCGCTACTCCGACAAGTTCCTGGACG